CTAAAAAAATGCTCCGGGGGAAGTTTTCGGACAACTTTTCCGTCAATTACCGGGTCGGAACTAGTGCGAAAGGAGTTGGATAGTATGGCCTCTCGCCGTGAAAAGGAACCAGAGGAAGAACAAACTCGGCGTAGACCAGCCACAACTCCTCAGCGACGAGAAGAACAATTGATTTCCTTGGCCGTAGACCTCGTCGAGAGGCAGTTGGGTGATGGTACAGCCTCGGCTCAGGTCATCAGTCATTATCTCAAGCTGGGTTCTTCCCGCGAACGACTCGAGCAAGAGCGTTTGACCCACGAGAACGAACTGTTGAAGGTCAAGAAGGAAGCGATAGAATCGCAGAAGCGCGTTGAGGAGTTGTACAAGAATGCTCTGAACGCTATGCGAAGCTACGCGGGTTACGAACCGATGGACCCCACACATGGCTACGAGGATTAGAACATATTCCGAGCTAAGAAGGCTCGGTACCCTCGAAGAACGGTTTGCTTACCTATCGCTCCGTGGTGAAGTCGGAGACAGGACCTTCGGAAGCGACCGTATTTTCAATCAACAGTTCTATACCTCGCGCGAGTGGAGAAGCGTCCGTGACGTAGTGATCGTCCGAGATAACGGATGTGATTTGGGTGTACCAGGATTTGAAATCCATAGGGGTCTCTACATCCATCACATGAATCCGATGACTATGGACGACCTACGTCACGGCAATCCAGACATCATCGATCCAGAGTACCTCATCACCGTTTCACACAAGACCCACAACGCCATTCACTATGGAGATGAGCGATTGCTCCCTCAACAACTGGTTGAGCGTAGACGTGGCGATACAAAGTTGTGGTAACAGGAGAGGAGAACAGAATGACTGAGCGCGTGAATCCGACCGAGGGTGATGAGACCAAGTCGCCGGCTTCGGTTCAGTTCATCGAGCCTGCTCGTCACGAGAAGGACGACTTCGAAGGCGCCGATCTGGATGCCGACGAGACCTCGGCAGACTTCACGGTCGAGGAAAGTAACCCCAAGGAAGGCTGAACATGGCAAGCACGTTCGCGTCTGTAAGTAAGAAGATCGGCAAGGTCAAGCCGGAGACAAAGAAGATTGCCCAGGAGGTCTACGAGGCAGCGAAGGAAGCTGGCCATGAGATCTGGTACATCTGGGGCATGGGCACTAGCGTGGAACACGCGACCGGGCTTGCTCTCGACCTCATGGTGCGGAATGAGGCGGGCGGCGACTTCGTTCGCAACTATCTCTGGAAGCATCGCGCTCGTCTCCGGCTGCATCATGTCATCTGGGAACAACACATCACCTCGACCACGATTCAAATCGGCCAGCGTCGAAAGATGGAGGACCGTGGCAACGCTACGTCCAACCACTACGACCATGTTCACACGCTGCACTTCGGTGGAACGTACAGGCCGCCTCTCGTAACGACACCGGTGTCCAACCCAACCAAGAAGACTAATCAGCAGATCGCGGCTGAGGTCTGGCAGGGCAAGTGGGGCAATGGTGTGGACCGAAAGAATCGACTGACGAAGGCGGGCTACGACTACGCCGCCATTCAGAAGCTCGTCGCTCAGGGTGTTGGCCAACCTTCGAATCCGCCGGTCACTCAGCGAGTCCTGGAGTATGTCAAGGGTAAGCCGCTGATGCAGGGCCACGACGTCAAGTCAGTACAGACCGGTCTGTGGCGTCACTTCCCGCTCTACGCCAGTACACTGGCAAGGGATGGGTTCTACGGACCGTCCACCAAGGTCAAGGTGATGGAGTTCCAGCGTCGCTCCAAGCTCAAGGCCGATGGCATTGTCGGTCCGAAGACCTGGGCCGAGTTCGCCAAGTACAACATCAAGCCGTAGCCACCAACAAGTCAAAATGGAAGGGGGGTGTCCTACGTGACGACAAGTATCCTCACCAGTACAAAGAAGATCCTTGGGGTCGAAGAGGAGTACACAGCGTACGACCTCGACATCATGACGCACATCAACTCGGTCTTCTCGACGCTTAGTCAACTGGGCATCGGACCGGAAGCTGGGTTCGAGATCGAGGATTCCTCGGCCACGTGGGACACCTTCCTCGGAACCGATCCGAATCTCAACGCCGTGAAGACCTACATGCACCTTCGGGTACGCATGTTGTTCGATCCGCCGTCAACTGCTTATGCGCAAGAGGCAATGAAGAAGCAGATCGAAGAGCTCGAATGGCGTCTCAACGTTTACAGGGAGGGGACCGCATGGATCGATCCGACGCTTCCCGTCTCGCCGTAGAGAGAGTTCTTGCTCACTACGGTACTAAAGGCATGAAATGGGGGGTTCGTAAGCGGCAACCGACGGGCCCAACCCATGGCGACGCCAAACGGGCAAAGGCGGTCGTTGGTCGAGTCCGAACAAACAGAACCACTGACGTTGCCTCTAACAAGGATCTCAGAACTGCAATCGATAGGATGAATCTCGAGCGTCAGTACGAGAGCCTTCGTCCGAAGTCGGCGTCAGAGAAAACTCGGCAGTGGATCGCCTCTACACTTCTCGGTATCGGGAAGGAACAAGCGGCTACTGTCGCTCGTCAGCAGTCGGCTCAAGCCATCGCGAACGCACTTAAGAGTGCGAAGAAGTAGAGGAGACACCAACGATGGATGTCGAGCAGTACAGGACGACCGAGAGGGCTTCCGAGGATCGGATCCCGAATGGTGACTGGTACGACAAGCCCGCAGTTCCGGCGACTACGGTTGCGGTGGAGAACGAAACCGACTTCCACATGTGGGTCGAAATCACTGGCGGCACGGTGACCGCGGTGACCATCGATGGTGAGTCGGTGGGTCGTACTTCTGGCATGTTCATCCTTCGACCGGGTAGTTCGGTCGCGATCACCCACAGCTCGGCGCCCACCTGGAAGTGGTTCCCGCTGTTCTAGTGGAGGGGAGGGTTGGCGATGGCGTTATCGAACACCGCGACACCGATCTACTATGGTCAGTTTCGTGAAGCGGTTCTACGTGGTGAGATTCCAGTAAACCGGGAAATCGCGGCGGAGATGAATCGCATCGATGCGCTCATCGCCAACCCGAGGATCTACTACGACGATCAGGCGGTCGAGGGATTCATCCTTTACTGCGAGAACGAACTAACACTTACTGACGGTAGTGACCTACATCTACTACCGACCTTCAAGTTATGGTCGGAACAAATTTTCGGATGGTACTACTTCGTTGAGCGAAGTGTGTATGAACCATTCGAGGATGGTCATGGGGGTCATTACGTCACTAAGACAATCAAGAAACGGCTTACCACAAAGCAATACTTGATTGTGGCTCGAGGGGCAGCCAAGTCGGTCTACGAGTCGTGTCTGCAAAGCTATTTTCTCAACGTAGACACAGCAACTACTCATCAGATCACCACTGCTCCCACGATGAAGCAGGCCGAAGAGGTCATGTCGCCAATTCGAACGGCGATTACTCGTAGTCGAGGTCCGTTATTTCAGTTCCTCACTGAAGGCTCGCTTCAGAACACAACTGGCTCTCGGGCTAATCGCGTGAAGCTCGCAGCAACAAAGAAGGGTGTCGAGAATTTTCTAACCGGATCGTTACTCGAAGTCCGCCCGATGTCAATTAACAAGCTACAGGGGTTAAGGACAAAGATAGCCACGGTCGACGAGTGGCTTTCCGGTGACATCCGCGAAGACGTGATCGGCGCAATTGAGCAAGGTGCATCAAAACTTGACGATTACCTCATCATTGCTGTTAGTTCAGAAGGAACTGTGCGTAATGGTTCTGGTGACACGATTAAGATGGAGCTTGCTGATATTCTAAAGGGCGAGTATCAGGCTCCGCACGTGTCTATCTGGCACTACAAGCTTGATGAGATTGAAGAAGTAGGCAATCCAGCAATGTGGCCAAAAGCACAACCGAACATTGGTAAGACGGTCACGTACGATACCTACCACTTGGATGTCGAGAGAGCTGAAAAGGCCCCCGCTTCCAGGAACGATATTCTGGCTAAGCGATTCGGCATTCCTATGGAAGGGTACACCTACTTCTTCACATATGAGGAAACCCTTTCCCATCGTCCACGAACGTTCTGGCAAATGCCTTGTGCTCTTGGCGCAGACCTTTCGCAAGGCGATGACTTCTGTGCGTTCACGTTCCTCTTTCCACTTCGTCGGGGATTCGGCGTAAAGACCAGGAGCTACATTACGTCACTGACGTTGACCAAACTCCAGGCAGCTATGCGTCAAAAGTACGATGAATTCATCAATGAAGGAAGTCTTCATGTTCTTGAGGGAACCATCCTCAACATGATGGAGGTGTACGACGACCTCGAGAAGTTCATTGAGGATTCTGAGTATGATGTTCGTGCATTCGGGTATGACCCATACAACGCCAAGGAGTTCGTTAGTCGCTGGGAGGCTGAGAACGGTCCCTTTGGGATCGAGAAAGTTATTCAGGGCGCCAGGACGGAATCCGTTCCTCTTGGTGAACTGAAGATCCTAAGCGAAGAGCGTCTGCTGATATTTGATCAGCAACTCATGTCGTTCGCTATGGGTAATGCCATCACGATTGAAGACACGAACGGCAATAGGAAGCTTCTGAAGAAGCGACAAGAGGAGAAGATCGACAACGTAGCCGCTTTAATGGACGCGTGGGTCGCGTATAAGATCAACAAGGAGGCGTTCGAATGAGAAAGGGGGTGAATCGTGGGAGCTATTACTGATCGATTGAAACACGCCTGGAACGCGTTTGTTAACTGGGACGAAAATCGTAGACTTTATGACTATGGAACCAGTTACGGTGGACGTCCAGATCGAACACGCCTTTCGATCACAAACGAACGCTCCATCATCTCTTCGATCTACACGCGATTGAGCATCGATGTTTCTGGTATCGAGGTTCGACACGTAAGACTAGACGATAAAGATCGATACGTCGAAGATGTTGATAGCGGTCTTAATAACTGTCTTACTGTTGAGGCGAACATAGATCAGGCTGCTCGGCACTTCCGGCAGGACATAGCCATGACCCTATTTGGCGAGGGTGTAGCCGCGATTGTTCCTGTGGATACTACGATCAACCCTTCGGTCTCAGGAAGCTTCGACATCAAGACGCTTCGTGTCGGCACGATAGTTGGTTGGCATCCGCGCCATGTTCGAGTGAGTCTGTACAACGAGGATCGGGGCCGACGAGAAGAGATCACTCTCGAGAAGAAGTTCGTTGCAATAGTAGAGAATCCGCTCTACGCTGTGATGAATGAGCCAAACTCGACTCTTCAACGTTTGATTCGCACACTCAATCGACTGGATTCGGTTGATGAGCAATCAGCGTCAGGGAAGCTGGACATGATCATCCAGCTACCATACGTCATCAAGACTGAGACTCGGCGACAACAAGCTGAGCAGCGTCGTAAGGACATCGAGTTCCAGCTCAAGGGCAGTCAGTACGGCATTGCCTATACTGACGGGGCCGAGAAGATCACTCAGCTCAACAGGCCTGCCGAGAACAATCTCATGGAGCGAGTCAAGTACCTAGTTGGTATGCTCTATGCGCAGCTTGGTCTAACGGAAGAAGTGATGAACGGCACGGCTGATGAGAAGGCCATGCTGAACTACAGCAACCGAACGATCGAGCCTATTCTTGCGGCGATCACCGAAGCGATGAAGCGTGCGTTCTTGACCAAGACCGCAAGGTCGCAGCGTCAGTCAATTGCTTACTTTAGGAACCCATTCAAGTTGGTTCCGATCGAAGACATCGCTGAGATTGCTGACAAGTTTACTCGCAACGAGATTCTGTCGGCAAACGAGATTCGTTCCGTGATTGGTCTTCGACCTTCGAGTGATCCGAAGGCTGATGAACTCAGGAACAGCAACATGCCGGCTCCGTCGGAGCCAACTTCAACACCCCAAACGACAAGGAAGGGAGACGGTCAAAATGGGAGCGAAGCCTGATTTTAGCGGCTACGCCACCAAGGCCGGCATCCGGTGCTCCGACGGTCGGACCATCACGCCCGAAGCCTTCAAGCACATGGATGGCAGTAAGGTCCCATTGTTGTGGCAACACGGTCACAACAGTCCTGACAACGTTCTTGGACATGTGCTCCTGACTGCTGTCGATGATGGCATGCGTGCCGATGGATACTTCAACGACACGAAGCAGGGTAAGAACGCCAAGACTCTGGTAGAGCACGACGACATCGACTCCATGTCCATTTGGGCAAATGGTCTAGTCGAGAAGGCCGTGAAGGGCGCCAAGGCTGTTCTCCATGGCGTCATTCGCGAAGTCAGTCTGGTTCTTTCTGGTGCAAATCCAGGCGCCAAGATCGACTTCGTGGCGATTCAACACAGTGACGATCCCGACGATGTGACGGTTTCCGACGATACCGCGATCATCTACACCGGCCTAAAGCTGGAGCACGCGGTCAAAACCTACGCAACGAAGTCGTCATCCACCACAACGGATCTCGTCGATGGAAAAGTCGTTGCGACTCGAACCACATCCAACGATTCGACACGCACCCTCGACGACGGATCATCGACCGATCTCATGTATAGCGATCTCGAGCATGCCACCGTTCAGGAGGTCTACGACACCCTGACAGAGGAGCAGAAGAACGTCGTGCATTACATGATCGGTGCTGCTCTGGATACTCAGACGGGTGGTTCCGCTAAGCAGTCTGGAACCAACAAGGACGACAAGGACGACAGCAACACCGACAAGGAAGGAACTGGCGAAATGCGCCACAACGTCTTCGAGACGGGCAACGACAAGGGCAAGAGCGACACGCACTCGCTGTCCCACGAGGACGTGAAGGGCATCGTCGCCGACGCCGTGAGCTGCGGCTCGCTGAAGGATGCTGTGAAGGGCTACGCTCTGAAGCACGGCATCGAGAACATCGATGTTCTGTTCCCGGACGCCAAGTCTCTCACCGATCGGCCGGAGTTTGATAAGCGGCAGACTGAGTGGGTGGCTGGCGTTCTCAATGGCACACGTCACACCCCATTCTCGCGCGTGAAGTCGCTCGTGGCGGACCTGACCTTCGATGATGCTCGCGCCAAGGGTTACGTCAAGGGAAACCTGAAGAAGGAGGAGTTCTTCAGGGTCTCGAAGCGGATCACCGGCCCGACTACGATCTACAAGAAGCAGAAGCTGGACCGGGACGACATCCTGGACATCACCGACTTCGACGTCGTCGCGTGGCTCAAGATGGAAATGGAGATGATGCTCAAGGAGGAGCTCGGTCGGGCCATCCTGATCGGCGACGGTCGCGCAGTCGACGACGACGACAAGATCAAGGACCCCGCCGCGGCTTCGGACGGCAGCGGTATCCGTTCGATCCTGAATGAGCACGAGCTCTACGCGACCACCGTCAACATCAACATCGGCGCGACCCCGAACTACAACACCATCGTCGAGGATGTTCTTCGGGCTCTTCGCTTCTACAAGGGCACTGGTCGCCCGACGCTCTACACTACGGCGCAGGTTCTCACCGAGATGCTTCTGACCAAGGACGGGATGCAGCGTCGTCTGTGGGCCAACGTGGGCGAGCTCGCTACGGCCATGAGGCTGAAGGAGATCGTCGAGGTCGAGCCGATGGAGAACGAGACCGATCTCTTCGGCATCATCGTCAACCTGACGGACTACAACATCGGCACTGATCGTGGTGGCGAGGTGAACTTCTTCGATGATTTTGATATCGATTACAACCAGTATAAGTACCTGTACGAGACTCGTCTCTCGGGTGCACTGGTGAAGATCAAGTCGGCGCTGATTCTGAAGAAGACGGACGTGGCCAACGAACTGGCTGTTCCGACCAAGCCGACCTTCGTCTCGGGCACTGGCGTGGTCACTATTCCAACCGTGGAAGGTGTCGTGTACCAGGACGCTTCCGACGACAGTGTCCTGTCGGCTGGCGCTCAGACCGCTCTGGACCCGGGTGCCACCCTGACTGTCCACGCTGTTCCGGACACCGGGTACTACTTTGCCACCAACGCCAACGACGAGTGGCCGTTCACGCGTCCGGCTGCCTGATAAGCGGCTAGGCCAATGGTGAAGTACCGCGGCAAAGTCGGCTACGGTGAACAGATCGAAACAGCTCCTGGTGTCCACGAAGACGTCATAACCGAGCATTCATATTTCGGCGACGTGATTCGAAATACTAGGCGACTGGTCAATGGAGAGAAAGTTAATGACGATCTTTCTGTTGGAAATTCGATCAGCATCCTGGCAGACGCTTATGCCAACGAGCATTTCTTCGCCATTCGGTATGTGGAATGGGCGGGGTCTTTGTGGAAAGTCTCAGAAGTTGAGGTACAGAGGCCCCGCCTTATCCTGAGGTTGGGAGGTGTCTACAATGGACCGGTTGCAGCTCCAGAGTCTCCTTGAGACACTCCTGAATAATTCCAACGTGTACTTCCAACCTCCACCGAATCTGTCGATGAACTATCCGTGCATCGTCTATGAACTTGATGATATTCGGACAGATTTCGCTGGCAATAGGCCATATCGCTTCGACAGGCGGTATCAGGTAACCGTAATCGATCGGAATCCTGACAGCTCGATCCCGATGTTGGTCGCTGGATTGCCTACGTGTACTTTCAGTAGGCATTACATAGCGAACAACCTCAACCACTACGTCCTCAACCTCTATTTCTGAGGAGTACCTCATGACCAAACTAATGTGGGACAAGGTTGGTGAGCGGGTCTACGAGACCGGCGTTGACCACGGCGTTCTCTACATTCCCAATGCGACCGGCGTGTACAATACGGGCTACGCCTGGAACGGACTTGTGTCCGTGACCGAGGCTCCCTCGGGTGCCGAAGCCAACCCGCAGTATGCCGACAACATCAAGTACCTGAACCTCTTGTCGGCGGAGGAGTTCGGCGCCACGATCGACGCGTTCACCTACCCCGATGAGTTCGGGCAGTGCGACGGTACGGCTTCGCCTGAGCCTGGCCTATCCGTTGGACAGCAGAATCGCAAGACGTTCGGACTGGCTTACCGTACTCGAATGGGCAACGACCTGGCTGGTACGGACTATGGCTACAAGCTGCATCTCGTGTACGGCGCTCTGGCGGCTCCGTCGGAGAAGGGCTACAACACGATCAACGACTCCCCCGAAGCGATCACGTTCTCATGGGAGATCACTACCACTCCGGTCGAGGTCGGTACGATCGCCGATGTCGAGTACAAGCCGACGGCTTCCCTGACGGTCGACTCAACGAAGGTCGACGCGACGGCTCTCGAAGAGCTCGAGAACCTTCTGTACGGGACGGTCGGCTCGGATCCGGAGCTTCCGCTTCCGGCCGACGTGATCGCGCTGTTCGCGGGCACCACGGTGGAAGCCGTTCCGCTGGCTCCGACCCTCGTTACGGAGACCAACACGATCACCATCCCGTCGGTTACTGGCGTGGTGTACATGATCGACAGCGAGGTTGTCACCGGCGCGGTTGTCATCACCGAGAACACCGTTGTGACCGCAGAACCGGCTCCGGGTTACCGCTTCCCGGCGATCTCGGATGACGACTGGTTCTTCCCGTACACGCCGTAGTTCGAAAGGAGGCAGAGAGTGCTCGAAGTTCAAGTAGTTATCGACGAACAGTTCAACGAAGAGACGAATGAGTTCGTCGTGGCAAGATCATTTGACTTGACCATCGAGCACTCTCTGTTCTCTCTGTCAAAATGGGAGTCTCATTTCGAAAAGCCGTTTCTCGGCAAGGATGAGAAAACGACCGAAGAGACTCTCTGGTACATCAAAGCAATGGTGTTGGACGCCAGAGTTCCTCCGGAGATTTTCGACAGACTCTCTGACAAGAACATCAACGAGATCAACACGTACATCAATGCAAAGATGACAGCAACTTGGTTCACAGAAGTCAGGAATCAAGCACCGAATCGAGAGACGATCACCGCAGAGCTCATCTATTACTGGATGATTGCGTTTAATATCTCATTCGAGTGTCAGCATTGGCATTTGAATAGACTGTTGACGCTCATCAAGGTTTGTTCTCGAAAGAACCAACCCAAACAGAAGATGAGTCGTTCGGAACTTCTTCGAAGAAACCGAGAGCTGAATGCGCAGAGACGTGCGCAGTACAAAACTACCGGATGAAAGGAGGGATGAAACGTGGCGAAGCTCATTTGGCATTCTGTAGGTGGCCGCCTATTCGAGTCGGGCGTTGATAGAGGCGTTCTATACATCGATGAGGCTGGCTATCCCTGGAGTGGGCTAGTGTCGGTCGACGTTTCTCCCTCTGGTGGGGAGACAAAAGCCTATTACATGGATGGGGTCAAGTACCTAAACGTGTCCACTAGGGAAGAGTACGCCGCTAGCATTACTGCGGTTTACAGCCCTGCTGAATTCGATGAGTGTGATGGGTACGGAACACTTCGTCCGGGTTTAATGGTTGGTCAGCAGCGTCGTAAACCATTCGGATTTTGTTATCGATCAGGAATCGGTAATGACGTTTCCGGCGCGAACCACGGGTACAAGATTCATCTCATCTACAACGCCTTGGCGCAGCCCAGCACAAAGAAGCATCAGACGACAGGCGATGAACCAGAAGTCTCTCTCCTTAGCTGGTCGATCACCACGAAGCCTCGGCCTGTTTCTGAAATGGTTCACAGCTCATATTTGGTGATCGATTCTACAAAAGCTTCGCCGGTTGCTTTGGCGGAACTCGAAGCTATCCTTTATGGAACAGAGTTGAGTTCGCCAAGACTCCCTGAACCAGATGAGATCGTAAGTATATTTACGGACTCTTCGACATTCATCGTTACTGATCTCGGAGACGATGAATTCGAGATCTCTGGTTCAGATCTTGCGGTGTTTGAAGTTTCATCTGGACAATTCCAGATCACTGCGGATACCGTTGTACCAATTGATGCAGACCGTGCGGAAGTCAGCTCGGCTTAAGGAAGGAGGCAAAAGTGGGTACTGTTGTTGTGCTTAGCGCAGACGCAGTGATGGCGCTGATTAATAACGGATTGGTCAGCGGGACTATCAACGGAAGCGGAGAACTCGTCCTAACCAAACAGGGCGGTAGTTCTCTGAATCTGGGAAACATCAAGGATCACGGTGGTTTGACTGGTCTCGGCGACGATGACCATACGCAATATGCACTCGCTGATGGTTCTCGTGGTGACTTCGCAACAACTGCGCAGGGTACGAAGGCTGATGACGCAAGACCCCACACGCAAGCAGAAGTCGAATTCGACGGCGATGGTGCTACGAGCTTCGTCGAAGAGTTCACTGTGAACGACGACTCGACAAGTACGTCTGGGTGGGTGAATCGTCTTCGGGCATATTTCCGCCCACCTGGCGCCAGCGATTCGCTTCGTCGCTTGGTGTTCTTCCTGAACGAGTATTTCGAGTTGCGTTTGATTCCGGCCAAGTACAACACAGTTCCACTCCGACTGTTCGTTCGGGACAACTCTACCGTCCAATCCACAGCCAGGGATAACGACGTGCCCATGGTTCAGATCATGGACGATCGAACAAACCGGAACCCGATCTTCGGCATCTACCCTCAGGGCGATATTCGAGTTGGAGATACCGAGATTCTGATGTCCCATGTGTTGGTGTTGGGTCCGGTAGAAGCTGTTCCGTCTGGCACTCCAGCGAACACGGTTATCGTCAGGACAACCTAATGGCTGAGGCAACCAGAACCTTCGATGGCGGAACGCCTGGAAACGCGACAGTCACCGGCGAAAACGACGTCGAGGTTGTCCAGGTCGGCAGTCAATCGTTTGTAGCGGGAATCCACGGGAATGCAGCAGTCCAGGCGGGTACCGCAGCAAATACGGCAGATACACGATTTCGAGTAGATCTCGGTGTCTCTGGAGATCATTGGGGATCTGTCTATCTCCGTAACCCAACGGCGCACGGTAGTGGAAGCGCTTCTGTCATTTTCTGGAGACTCGCTTCTTCGGGCAACGCGTTCATCGTCGAATTTCGCGCGCGACCGAGCAACGCTCTTTCGATTCGAGTCAGTAGTGTTGAGGTGCGTTCAGGAAGTCTGAACGAGATTCCGGTCGATCAGGTGTTCCGTCTCGACTGGTACATCCATGGAACTACGTTCGACTGGAAGGTCTACACAACAAATCCAGAAGCACTGGCTACCGACACTGCGGATATTTCTGGAACGCTAACGCCAGCAACACAAACTCCTTCTCGTGCTATCATGGGGGCAGAAAGCAGCTCAACCATTCCGAAACACTGGGTTTTCGACACAGTTCGAGCCAGGGATGTCGGAGGTTGGTATGACGGTTACAACCTTCCTCCCGCTGGAGGAGCGGCCACCGTTTGGAATGGCAGTTCTGAAGTCGCGGCGACGGTAACTCTGTGGAATGGGACTTCGGAGGTTAGCGTCTCTGACGTCGAAGTCAATCCGTAAGGAAGGAGCCTGATGATATCCTTCGTAGATAGCGGCTCCTTCAAACGAACTGAGTCATTTCTAAAGAAGGTGTCAAAACTCGACATCATGGGAATTCTCAATTCGTACGGTAGAGTCGGAGTCGCTGCGTTAGCCGGAAATACCCCCACAGAAACCGGAAGAGCTTCTAGTTCATGGGGGTATGAAGTTACTCGGTCTGGTGGCGGTTACACCATCACGTGGACTAACAGCGACATCGAAAATGGATTTCCTGTCGTCATCATGCTCCAATATGGGCACGGCACCGGCACCGGGGGTTTTGTCAGAGGACAAGACTTCATCAATCCAGCAATCCGACCAGTATTTGACCAGATAGCTGACCAAGTGTGGAAGGTGGTGACCTCAGCATGAGTAGCATTGACGAACGCGTTGTGTCAATGAAGTTCGACAACGCGCAGTTCGAGCGTGGTATCCAATCCACGTTGAAAGCTCTAGAAGCTCTCAACAAGGGCTTGAAGCTAGAGGGCGCCGCCAAAGGTCTGACTGACGTCAGCGCTGCAAGCAAGAACGTCAACCTTGGTCATATTTCGTCGGCTGTTGATAGCATCGCTAGTAAGTTTAAAGCGATGTCTGTCATTGCTCTTACCGCGCTCACCAACATTGCGAATCGAGCAGTAGATGCAGGCCTTCGACTAGTCAAGTCGTTGACTGTTGAACCAGTCATAGCGGGTTTGAGGGAGTACGAGACAAACCTCAACTCGATTCAGACGATCCTCTCGAATACGCAATGGCAGAACACCGGTCTTAAGGATGTCAATCGAGCTCTGGACGAGCTTAACGAGTATTCCGACAAGACCATCTACAACTTCTCTGAGATGGCCCGAAACATCGGTACGTTCACAGCGGCCGGTGTAAAGCTCGAGGTGGCTACAGAGGCCATCAAGGGTATTGCAAACCTAGCGGCCATCTCTGGATCGAACTCGCAGCAAGCGTCTACAGCGATGTACCAACTCTCACAGGCTCTGGCCACGGGAAAGGTCGCGCTGCAAGACTGGAACTCGGTTGTTAATGCAGGTATGGGTGGCCGAGTATTCCAAGAAGCGCTCATGGAAACCGCAAGGATCCATGGGGTAGCCATCGACGAGATGGTGAAAGATGCTGGAAGCTTCCGAAATACACTGCAAGAAGGATGGCTCACTGGCGAGATCCTCACTGAGACCCTGAGTAAGTTCACTGGGGATCTCACTGCTGCGCAGCTCAAGACCATGGGCTACAATCAGCAGCAGATTGCGCAAATTCTGAAGATGGGTAAGACCGCTCAGGATGCGGCAACCAAGGTCAAGACCATGTCTCAACTCATCAGTACCTTGCAGGAAGCTGCTGGGTCAGGTTGGGCTAAGACGTGGCAGCTCATATTTGGTGATTTCGAGGAAGCTCGAGACATGTTCACCAACGTGAGTAACTTTCTTGGGGGATTCATTTCTGCTTCGGCAGATGCCAGGAACAAGGTCCTTGGTGACTGGAAAGAGCTCGGTGGTCGAACTGTTCTGATTGAGGCAATCGGAAACGCATTCAAAGCTCTGATTGCTGTAGTAAAGCCGATCCGAGACGCGTTTCGTCAGATCTTCCCGGCTACCACGGGAAAGCAACTCTACGATCTGACAGTGAATCTTCGAAACTTCACTCAGCGTTTGATGATCGGAAGTCAAACCGCAGAAAACCTCCGGAGGACATTTGCCGGGGTGTTTGCAGTACTTGGTATCGGATGGGATATTCTGAAGGCAGGCATCAGCCTATTCTTCCGTCTCTTCGGTGTTGTGACTGAAGGTTCTGGTGGGATCCTTGAGTTCACCGGTAACATCGGTGATTTCCTCGTAGGAATCCGGAAGGCCATTCAAGAGGGAAACCTCATCACGAATGTCTTCGACAAGATCGGTGATGCACTAGAATTCGTCATCCGCTTGGTAAAGCAGGCTGCTGCATTTATTGGCGGTCTGTTTGATGGGTTCGAAGGCTCGAAAGCTGCCGACAGAGTAACTGAATACGCGAAAAAGTTGGAGCCTCTTGGTCGTCTCGGCGACTTGGCAGCTAATGTCTGGGCTCGAGTGGTCGGCATACTCGACAATGTCGCTGCTGCTTTCGCTCCAATCGCGTCTAAGTTCTCCTCATTCTTCGACGAAGTCAAGGATGCGTTCTCTGGGCTCAGTCTCGGCGGAGGTCTGAATCTTCAGAGCATTCTCGCGGTTCTTGGAACTGGCGCATTTGCGTCTCTGTTCTTGTCACTCCGCGGGTTGGTTGGAAATGTCAGTGAGATATTTGATGGTCTTACTGGCTCCATGAAGACGATGCAGAATACGCTGAGGGCTGCAACTCTCCTCCAGATCGCTGGAGCTATCGGGGTTCTCACACTGTCGGTCGTTGCTCTATCCAAGATAGATACCGGCGGATTGACTCGAGCGCTGACAGCTATCACAGTAATGTTCGGACAACTCTTCGGAATGATGCTGTTGTTCGAGAAACTCGCTGGGTTCAAGGGTTTGCTAACCATGCCGTTGGTTGCGGCCAACATGATTATATTGGGCGTCGCACTTCGAGTTCTTGCATCGTCAGTCAAGGCGTTGTCTGAGCTCGATTGGGATGGACTCGCTAAGGGTCTAATCGGCGTGACTGCTCTAATGGGCATCATGATTGCCACCGCGAAGCTAATGCCAAATCCAGCCGGAATGATCTCGACCGGCGCAGGTCTGCTCGTGATGGCTGCTGGCATTAAGGTCCTTGCGAGTGCGGTAGAGGACCTTTCCGGTCACAGTTGGGGGGAACTGGCAAAGGGTTTGGTTGGGGTTGGGGCGCTTCTAGGAGCTCTTGGACTCTTTGTCAAATTCGCTGGGGTAAACAAGGGTGGATTGGCGCAAGGCGCCGGTCTTATTCTCCTGGCAGTTGCCATCAAGATCCTGGCCAGTGCAGTTGAGGAGTTTACCGGTTTCAAATGGGAAGAGATTGGTCGAGGCCTTGTCGCTATGGCGGGATCCTTGGCTATCGTGGCAGCAGCGTTGCTGTTGATTCCTCCCACAGCGCCATTGGCTGCTGCTGGAGTACTCATCGTAGCTCTGTCGTTGGGTAGAGTCGCAGATGCCTTAGGCCAAATGGCAGAACTAAGTTGGGGCGAAATCGGACGTGGCCTAACAGCCATGCTTGGTGCCTTGACAATCATATCCGCGGCTTTGTTTGTCATCCCACCAACGGCTGCTTTTGGTGCTGCTGGAATTCTGATCACAGCGGTAGCTCTGCTGAAGGTGGCAGATGTTCTGGATCAAATGGCGGCGATGAGTTGGGGCGAGATCGGTAAGGCTATGACGGTCCTCGCTGGCTCGCTTATTCTGATTGCAGCCGCGGTAACTGTGATGACTGGCGCTCTTTCCGGTGCAGCGGCAATGTTGGTGGTTGCAGCTTCGCTAGCCATCCTTGCGCCAATCCTTCTGCTCTTCAGCAAGATGTCATGGGAAGAGATAGCCAAGGGTCTTCTCATGTTGGCAGGAGTATTCGTGGTGCTTGGCGCCGCGGGTCTTGTTCTGGGCGCGCTAGTGCCAGTCTTGATAGGTCTTGGTGTTGCTATTACCCTTCTAGGTGTCGGTGTTCTTGCTGCTGGTGCAGGTGTATTTCTGTTCGCAGCGGCTTTGACGGCACTAGCTGTGGCAGGAACCGCGGGAACCGTTGCACTAGTTGCAATAGTGTCTGCAATGCTGGGTCTTCTCCCCGAAGTGGCAAAGCAGATTGGGCTTGCTGTCATATCCTTCGCTGAAACCATCTCGAAGGCTGGACCAGCGATTACCAAGGCGATCGTAACCGTTCTCACGGCTTTGATGGATGCCATCCTAAAGCTGGCTCCAAAGATTCAGCAGACGCTGGCTATCCTTCTCATGAAGATGCTTCAGACTATTGAGAAGCATATTCAGCCAATGACCGAATCGGGTCTTCGAATCCTTATCGGTTTCTTGAACGGTGTCGCAAACAACATCGGACGAGTCGTCACGGCAGCGACTAATCTTGTTAACAAGTTCCTGGCGGGCATCAGTCAGAACATCCCAAGTGTTATTCAGTCGGGTGTAAATCTTGTTATTAAGTTTGTCAATAGTCTGGCAAATGCAATTCGTTCGAATTCTGGAGCTATGCGAGCAGCCGGTCGAAACCTCGCTACTGCGATTATCGATGGTATGACTGGCGGTCTCCTGTCTGGTGTTGGAAGAGTTGCTTCGGCCGCTAAGAACGCAGCGAAGTCTGCGCTTAATGCGGCTATGAGCGTGCTTGGTATTCGGTCTCCCTCCAAGGAGTTCGAGTGGATCGGCGAGATGTCAGACAAGGGTTTGGCAAACGGTCTTACCAAGTACACGAAGATTGTCAAGAAGTCTGCGGCCAACGTTGGTGACAGTGCTTTGAACTCTATGAAGATGTCGCTTTCGAAGATGCCTAGCATTCTCGATAATGATATTGACACGACTCCGATGATTCGGCCCGTTCTTGACCTGACTGACATCCGCAAGGATGCTGGGCAGATCAGCAAGCTTCTGGCCACTAGACCACTTGTCGCAGCCGTGTCATATTCGAAAGCTGCCGACGTTTCCGCAACCACTCGGCCGGCAACGTCTCAGGACGATGACCAGGATGACTCGCCGGTCTCCGCACGTTCAGTTAGCTTCACACAGAATAACTACTCACCGAAGGCATTGTCTTCGGCGCAAATTTACCGACAGACGAAGAACCAGCTATCTAAGGCGAAGGGAGCTCTGACACCGTAATGCTAACCAAAGTTGAAATTCGCACGGTGGCGGGCACTATGCTGAGCCTTCCGCTGGAGGACACGTCAAACGGCATCGTCGTGCAGGACATCGATGGACTGGACCCCGTCAAGGCGACTCTCGTGTCGTCAAGTTTTGCTCAGATGGACGGGGAGCAGTACCATTCCAGTCGACGAGAACCACGAAACATCACCATGGAGTTGGGTCTCGAACCTGATTACGTCCTCGAGTCGGTCAGGGATATTCGTAATCGGCTATATGGGTTCTTGATGCCGAAGAGTCGCATCAATCTTCGCTTCTACATGGAAGACGAGTTGATTGTGGATATCGACGGCAGGGTTGAGTCATTCGAGTCTCAACTCTTTTCAAAGGACCCGAAGGTCGATATTTCGGTCATGTGTTTCCAACCAGACTTCGTCGTTCTTGACGCAGTTACATTGGTTGGTGATACCGTGGCGGACGAAACAGATACCTTGATCGAGTACGATGGAACTGTGGAAACTGGAATTGTTCTTACGCTGAATGTGGATCGTACTCTGACTGAGTTCACGATCTACCACAAGCCTCCGGACGATCAGGTTCGTCAGTTGGATTTCGCAGCTTCACTCGAACTCGGCGATGTTGTCACTATCAGCACAATCGTTGGTGACAAGTTCGCGAGCCTTCTCCGTGGTACAACCACCAGTTCAATCCTGTACGGGGTTTCACCACAATCGAATTGGATTCAACTCGAGCACGGTGACAACGACATCCGAGTCTACGCGCTTGGGGATCCGATCCCATACGAAATTTCGTACACGCCTAGGTACGGAGGGTTGTAGTGGAGGCGTATGTCCTCGATAGTCTTCTCCGTCGCCAAACGGTAATCGATTCGTTCGAGTCGTTCATCTGGACCGAGAGAATGCGGGCCTACGGCGACTTTGAATTATACCTTCACTCGACTCACGAGAATCGAACGAGGATTCCCATTGGGTCTTGGTTGGCTATGAACGATTCATATCGTGTCATGATGGCTGAGACTGTCGAGGACACTACGGATGATGAAGGGAAAGCCTTCCTCAAGTTCAGTGGTCGCTCGATTGAAGCCATCTTACTCGACCGGGTTGCACGACCGTCACTCGCTGATCTGACTACGTTGCCTAAGTGGGTGATCACAGATACGCCAGCGAACATTGTTAGGCAGATCTTCCACGATATTTGTGTGACGGGAGTTCTAGACACGGGTGACATCATTCCCTATGTCATCGAAGACAGCATATTTCCAATGGATACGATCGGGGAGTCGACTGAGCTCATCACGGTGGAGCTTGAGCCGACAACAGTCTACGATGCGATCAAGAATCTCTGTGACCTGTACGACATGGGTTTCAGACTGATTCGGAATTTCGACACGTCCGAATTGTATTGGGACGTGTACATGGGCAGTGATCGGACCTCATCGCAGACGACTCTGCCGGCAGTTATATTTGCGCCGGACCTTGACAACCTAAGCAACACAACGGAGCTAACCACAGTAGCCTTGTACAAGAACGTGTGTTACGTCTTGTCTCCGGCTGGCATAGAAGTGGTATATCCTCTCGATGTAGAACCTGAGGTTGAGGGTTTCGAACGTAGGGCGATGGTCATTAAAGCGGATGATATTGAGGTCGGAGACCCCGATGCATCTGATAAGATGATCCAGCGAGGTAACGAAGCACTCGCACAGAGTCGAAGGTTCCAGGGGTTCGATGGGGAACTCACGCAGAACAGCAACTACAGGTATGGCGTAGACTACCAACTAGGCGACATGGTAGAGATACGTGGCGAAACCGGATCAACAAACAACATGCAAGTCACTGAACAGATCTTCGTGTCTGACAGTGAGGGCGAGAGGTCATATCCTACTTTGTCTCTGAACACATTCATCACTCCTGGTTCCTGGCTTGGCTGGGATTACAATCAGGTGTGGGAGGACATGGGCGCGACAGAGTACTGGGAGGACCAACCCTGATCAGAGTGAGGGAGGTTTAAGATGGCCGTAGGAGATGCTGCGGCGGCTGCGGGATTTCCTCTCGTGCCCGAAAACGGTGAAGAAGGACGAGTTCGCTGGGGAGCGCGCGAGATCAACCGGGCCAGAGACTTCATCGCTCAGGTCAAGGCTCTGGTACCCAATGGAAAATCGGGATACCGATCGGCCGCCGGAATCTCGTCCGGAACCGCGGCACCAACTGGTGGCACCGACGGAGACATCTATTTTCAAATCGTTGGATAGGAGGGGCGCATGGCCAGAATTAAAGGCGCCTCCTTCCAAGGTGGATGTTACTTGTATGTTGACTATACATACACGCAGAACCAATCCGCGAATACGTCCACAGTCAGCTTCAAGTTTGGTGTCCATTTCGGCGACTACTACTTCAATGCAACGAACAAACTAATTTCTTTCTCGGCAAGTCTAGGTTCGGCTAGTTATTCGTGGTCTGAATCTGGAACTAGAGCGTGGCCTCATGGTGGAACCAACCAGGATTACGTGTACAAAACCGGCTCGTTCACTGTAACGCATGCTGTTGATGGAAGAGCGACGGTTTCTGTATCTGGGAAATTTAGTCCTTCCTCCGCTGGTGGTGGTGGAACTAGAACCGTTTCTGGTTCTTTTGCCCTCACGCAAATTCCGCGGATGTCAAATCCGCCGAGCATCGTTACTCTCTCGAGCATCACATCTACCTCCGTCTTTGCGACGTTTACGGACGGTAGTGGTGGGGCGCCGATCACGTCTCGACAGATCGGGTATGGTACGAGCTCAACAAGTACTCAGTCAATCATATCCTCGGATGGATCTACCAGCATTGCTGGTCTGACCCCAGGAACGACATACTATTTCTGGGCTCGAACAACAAACGTTGCAGGAACAACAGCATGGGGCCCAAGAGGCACAGCAACCACGCTGCGTACTCCCTCAGCTCCGGCTACGCCAACCATTACGGCAGTAACAATGACCTCCGCTATTGTGAATTTCACCCCACCTAACAATGGCGGATCAGCGATTACTGGCTATCAAGTCGGGTACGGAACGAGTTCGACAGGTCCATCAACTACGGTGAGTGGAACCTCACCAAGAACTCTAACCGGCCTTAGTCCGGGAACGACATATTTCTTCTGGGTAAGAGCTCAGAACTCTATCGGGTGGGGCGCCTGGTCTTCGGCAGCTACCGCGCAAACCGTTGCTGGAGCGAAAGTTCTCGTTGGGGTTCAGTGGAAACTTGCTGTTCCTTACGTGCGCGACGGTGGTGTGTGGAAGCTTGCCAAACCGTGGACTCGTCACGCAGGCGTCTGGAAAGAAACCAAGTAAAAACCCGAGAGAGGATGATTATGGACCCCTGGCTCCAGGCGGTGGTTGTCGCACTAGGTAGTGTTCTTGCTTCTACGGGATTCTGGACTTTCGTTCAGAAGCGAGACAACACTAAAACAGCTATTGCTCGTCTCCTGCTAGGGTTGGCCTACGACAAGATCGTAACTCTCGGCTTGAGTTATATCGAGCGAGGCTGGATCTCAAAAGATGAGTACGAGGAGTTCCGTAAGTACCTGTACGAACCGTACAAGGACTTTGGCGGGAATGGTGTAGCAGAGCGAGTAATGGAAGAAGTAACACATTTACCGCTTCGATCACCTAACAAATATATCGAGATCATCAACGCCACGCGAAGAAGCGGACAGGAGCATGACCATGGTCAACGAAGTTCGAACGCTGCTTAGCAACCAAGTCTACGATGTCGCGAAGTGGTTCGCGCAGATCGGTCTACCGGCTGTCGGAGCTCTATATTTCGGTCTAGCCGAGATCTGGAACCTTCCGAATGCGGCTCAGGTCGTCGGCACCATCACGGTGGTGGACGCGTTTCTGGGTGTACTTCTGGGTTTATCCACCTCTTCTTACAACAAGAAGATGGAACAGGCTGAATCCAATCCGACCGACTTCGACGGCTCGATTGAACTCCAGGAGACTGGGGACGGCAGGAAGACGTATCTGTTGAAGCTGAACGGAGATCCGGAGGACCTGGAATTCATGGACAAGGTCGTCTTCCGGGTCGAGAAGTAGCTTGTGGGGGTCGCATATTTAGCATGGGCTATAATGAGACCCCTATGAGAGGAACAACATGAACACCAACATCGAACTGGATGTCAATGCGCTTGAAACCGCCATCGACAAACTGCTCCGTACGTTGTCTGAAGGAGAATGCGGTTCCGAGCATTACGTCACCATGGTGGATCAGTTAGTCAAGCTTTACAAAGCCAAGGAAACTCACATCGCCCTCAAACTGAAGGAGATCGAGACCAACCTCAAGCAGAACGAATCCGAAGCTTCCATTCGAACGAAGGAAACCGAGACTCAACTCAAGGAAAACGAATTCCTCGCGAACATCGCGAACAAGGAAGCGGAGATCCGAGTCAAGGAAACCGACCTCGAGATCAGGAAAGCTGAATCGGACACCAACTGCGAGGTGAAGAAACTCGATGCTCAACTGAAGCAGAGGGATGTGGATCAGCCGTGGCGAGTAAGCCCTGACACGCTGGCCATCGTTGGAGCGAACGTGCTAGGAATCGTGATGATTCTCGGATACGAACGAGCAAACGTCATCGCGTCAAAAGCCCTTGGTCTCCTGACTCGAATGAAGTGAACATCTAGACTCCATATCGTCATGAAGACGTAGAGGGTGTGTAGCGAAAGAATCTACATGCCTTCTACGTTTTCGTGGTTCCTACATGGGTTATATTTTTAGGTGGGTCGCACGGTTTACGTGGCTTATAGTGAGACCCTACGAAAGGAAAGCCATGTTCAAGAATCATGAGTTCCGTGTACGGTTGGTCAAGAACAAGCCACAACTGAACAGCACCGAAAACGATTTCCCTGCCATCGAAACCCAGATGATCACGCCCGAAGATATTTCGAGCCTGGCTCTGAGTGTTGGTGTCACTGTCGTCAAGGTGTATGCCAGCATCAAGCTTGTCAAAACCACCTGCAACCTACTCGAGATCGCTGCTCGAGGACTCCTGAAGTAGTCTCTAAAGCCTAGCCCCCACACGGGGTTTAGGTTTTGAATCTCGAAAATTCCCCGGGGAGGATTTTCTGAACAAGGCTCGCAGAAATTACAGGGGCTATAGTGAGACCCCTATGAAAGGACAATCATGCTTTCATTCGCCGAAATCGAAGCAATGTCTCCTGAGCAGATCGCTGCCATGAACCGCAAGCTGGCTGTCCGGCTGGTGTTGACCCGAATCGTCGCACCCGTCGTTGCCATCGTTGCCGTTCAGGTTGTAGCGAACGTTCTCGAGAGGCGCTTCGACAAGAAGAACGAAAATAACTGAATCCCATCTAGACCGTCAAACCTATTCCCGCAAGGGTTTAGGTTTTCGTTGTGCCTGAAAGGACAATTATGAGTAACAACAAGTTCGTCCGTACAATGTGCGTCATCGGCGGTTCCTTGCTCATCATCGCCGCGGTGATTACTCCCTTCCTCGTGAATAACTCCGTTAAGGTCACGGATAGCCCGATCTCTCTTGTCGGCACTTGGACTGGCGAATCGAGTACCACCAAGATGGTCGCCACAGTCTCCGAGAATGCCATCGAGATCATGTGGGAGACTCCGGATACTACAGCGCTTTACTGGAAAGGAACCTTCGAAGCTCCTGCGGCGGTCTCCAACACAAACCGACTCTGGATTACATCTAACGGGGACACGGCCGCCATGGAGAATTCGTTGCTGGCCTCCAGAGATCCAACGAAGAGGTTTACGTACGAAGACGGGATGCTGTCCTTTCCATTGACAGTGATGGGTGTGACCACAACGATCAAGATGACAAAGTAACTCCATAACACGAAGGGATGCACCATGATCGACATCGTTCTTATCCTGTTACAGACGCTGAAGATCGTGGTCATCGGCGTCGGAGGACTGGTGGTCATTGCAGCATTGGCTCTGATTGCTGACCTGCTCAGGGAAGAGCTTGACGTCTATCAGAAGGCATGGGGAACTTCTGATAGGTCTGAGCTGACGAATGATATTCGTCGTCACCGGGCAACGCGTGCGCACAGAGTTAAGGCGACTAAGGACGATGAGTCCTGGGTCCGTTATTTCTTCGTCGATATCAGTCGAAAGAAGATCTCCAAGAGTACTCCGTTTACTCACCCTTATATTGCACGTCACCCGAAGCTGCACAGACACGTATTTGAATTGGAGCTTTCTCATGCTTGAGATCATCCTGAAGACGATGCTGGAGATCGCGATTCTGTTCGGTATCGTGACTATATTCCTGCTTATCGTCATCCCACTTTGTCTCATGCCGTTTGATGCCTACAAGGCTCGCAAGCGGCGGAAGCTCATTCGTACCCACCGTAGCCGATATGGCGGTCGGGTCTACATGTCAAGGCACGGTGCGCAGAAACGACGCCAACAGCGTACGGAGGCCTTCAAGGTGATCGAGGAGATCTTTAGTGAATCTCGGTGATGTGCTCAAGCGAGCCCAAAAACTGACAATCGACAACTCTCCGGCGATCCTGACCGGTGTGGCCGTGGCAGGTACAGTCATGACCGCATATTTGACCGGGACCGCAACACTCAAGGCTGCTGAAGTCCTCAAGAACGAGGAGAACCGGTTCGAGAGCAACCACCCCGACTACGCCATCGATCCGCTCGATCTGAAAGAGAAGGTGGCGCTGACATGGAAGCTCTATATTCCTCCGGTTACTACTGGTTTGCTGACGGTTACCTGCATTATCGGAGCCAATCGAATCGGTACCCGACGCGCTGCCGCTGTGGCAGCAGCCTACACGCTCTCCGAGAAAGCTTTCTCGGAGTATCGGGACAAGGTTGTCGAGAAGCTGGGGGAGAAGAAGGAACAAGCGGTTCGTGATGAGCTCGCCCAGGATCGAGTGAATCGCAATCCAGCGAACTCTAGTCAACTGGTCGTCATTGACGGTAGATCGGTGCTCTGTTACGAAGCCTTTACCGGTCGCTTCTTCTTGAGCGACATGGAGACCCTGAGGAAGGCTGAGAACGACACCAATCATCAGGTCAACAACGATTACTACGCGGCTCTGACTGACTTCTATGATAGAATCGGTCTGGACAAGACTTCCATGTCTGATGAAGTTGGCTGGAACTGCAACAAGCTCCTGGAGGTGCAGTACTCGACGACGCTGGCTCCGGACGGACGTCCCTGCATATCCATCGACTATGCGGTAGCGCCTATTCGGGATTTCTACCGCGTCCAGTAATTCGCAAGAAACGCATGGCCTATAGTGAGACCCGATCCCATTTTTGAAAGGACCATCATGGACCAGACCGCTTCGACCACCGTCGAGACCGTCACCAAGACCCCCCTGAACAAGAAGGTTCTGATCGGCGTTGCCGTTGGCGTTATCGTCACCGGCGCCGTCGCTCTGGCCGTCAAGTTCCGGAACGTCGAGGAGGACGCTCAGACCGAGGAGAAGACCGAGGCCTGATAGAAGCAAGAAAGAGGATCACCAAAGACGGATGGGGCTCAGTAGACTTAGACGCTACTGGGCCTCATTCTTTTGTCTCGGGAAGGTAGCAAATGCTCAAGCACCCAATCACATATGAGGACTTCAACGGCGAGACCGTCACGGAGGAATTCTACTTCAACATCACAAAAGCAGAGGCTGCGGAGATGGAGCTCTCCACGAAAGGTGGGCTTTCCCAGTACCTCGCGGACATCGTCGAGAAGGGAGACGCCGCTAAGACCGTAGCGGCATTCAAGGAGATCTTGCTGAAGTCCGTCGGCCGACGTTCGCCTGATGGCAGGCGATTCGTAAAGAATGCGGAGATCATCGAGGACTTCTTGTCTAGCAATGCATATTCCGTTCTCTTCATGCAGCTCGTCACAGACGCCCAGTTCAGCGCGGACTTCATCAACAAGGTCTTCCCGCAGGATCTAGTCGAGAAGACGCAGTCCAAGAACATCGTGGACCTTCCGACCGCTAAGCTTCAGGCGGTTCCAACTCTGTCCCCCGAGAAGCTCGCGGAACTCAGCAATCCTGCGCCGAGGCCGAAGTCCATCGAGGACTACACTCGAGTCGAGCTCGCGGAACTGTCGGACGACGAGTTCAACCGACTGAAGGAGCAGCAGGCTCGAAATCGGCTGGTTCGAGGCTCCGACGACCTGTTGTCGTGACATTTGAAGGGGTTACGCCAGGATCTGTATTTGGGGTCCGGATCCTTACCCGGAGGCGTAACTTAAACGACAGCCGAAGACCTCCGGCGAACATGCGCCCTTCACCCTCTCGCAAATTAAATTTTAAAAGAAAGGAGGTGAACCTTGTATTTCGATGCCGTACTTACTAGCAACATGCGGCCCATTTTCAATGGCACGCCCGAAGACACCAAAGAATGGTTGGAAAGCAACTCCGTCGATGAAACGCATTGGGTATGCGTTGGGAAAACAATGGCGTTGGTCCGAGTGAGCGAATACCTGACTCGCAAGTAAAACACGCCATGTAATGAGACCCTACGAAAGGAACCCCAATGACCAAGCTCGACATCGCTAAGCTAGTTGTTAGCGCCGTTATTGGCACCGGTACCTCCAAGATCGTTGTTGGTGTTATCAAGAACAACACGAACCCCGAAAAGATCACCGATGTGGTGACCATCACCTCGGCGTCGTTCGTTCTGGGTAGCATCGCCGCAGACGCTTCGAAGAAGTACACGGATGCCAAGATCGACGAAGCCATCGCCTGGTGGAACGAGAACGTCAAGCCGAAGCTCCACAAGTAGAAATCAAAACTAGCGGACCGAACGTGGTCTGTTAGTTTTTCTCCAGGGATTGAGGGAAATGTGGACGAGTTCCCGGGCAACAGCCGTCGGGTATTGAAGCCCACGGAAAAAGTTGAAAAGCCCGAACCGGTAGAAGAGAAGAGAGTCGAAAGAGTCGTCGAGAAGGCTGCGATTCGTCGAAAGAAGCCTTTGAGCAAGCGATTCCTCGAGACTTTCATCGGTGGTGATGCAAAAGGTGTTCTGGGCTACGTAATGATGGATGTCCTCCTTCCTGCGGCCAAGGACACGATCGCAGATGCGTTCAGTCAAGGTATCGAACGGATGCTGTTCGGTGAAGTTCGTTCAACTAGTCGTCGTGCGGGTTATCGCCCTAACAGCGGCACAAGTGGCTACGTCAGCTACAACCGCCTTTCCAATGGCGCACAAGTTCGACGCGAGGAACCTAGGCCTCCGTACGAAAAGAAGCGCCATGAATTCGACGAGATCATCCTGGCCACTCGAGTAGAGGCTGAGGAAGTCATCGATCGTCTATTTGACTTGGTGGAGAAGTACGGTTCGGCTACCGTCGCGGACCTGTACGAACTGGTCGGCATATCTGGAAACTACGTCAACGAGAAGTGGGGCTGGAACGATCTGAGAGGCACCAAGATCCAGAGGCTCCGAACAGGATATTTGCTCGTGATGCCTCGCCCCGAAACTCTCGACTAAATTAGAAAGGAAAGGTCCGTGAACAAGCTCCAGTTCGTCAAGAACGCACTAACGAGTCGTATGGGTCGTCAGGTTCTGACGGTTCAGAAGCACTCTCCTGCGTTACTGTTCGCTGCCGGTGTCGCCGGTGTCGTCACTACGGTTATTCTGGCCAGCAAGGCCACCCTCAAGGTCGAAGAGACCCTCGAGGAGCACGAGAAGCTGAAGATGATGGTCGAGGGCGTTCGTTTTGGTAAGGAATACACGGATGCCGATCGCCAGCGAGATCTAGCGCTGCTGTACACCAAGACTGCCGTCAAGCTTGTGAAGTTGTACGGCCCTGCGCTTCTTATCGGCGCGGCTTCGGTTGCTGCCCTGACGGGATCGCATGTGGTTCTTAACCGGCGGCTGGCTGGAGTGACCGCAGCGTATGCAGCCCTGGAGAAGGGGTTCGAGCAGTACCGCAAGCGGGTTCTGGATGAGCTTGGTCCGGAGAAGGACCGACAGTTCCGGTACGGTGAGGCCATCGAGACTGAGCTCTCGGAGGATACCGAACTGGGCACCAAGATCCAGAAGGTCAAGGTCCTCGGCGGGAAGAACGTCTCGATCTACGCACGGTTCTTCGACGAGACTTCGTCGTCGTGGAGTAAGGCGCCCTACCAGAACCAGTACTTCGTCCAGTGCCAGCAGAACTACGCCAACGATAAGCTTCGTGCTCGCGGCCACATGTTCCTGAACGAGGTATATGACATGCTGGGTCTCGAGCGGTCTCCAGAAGGCGCTGTCGTCGGATGGCTTCTGGATGGCAAGGATGGTGACGGCTTCGTTGACTTTGGCGTGTTCTCGGGCGACGCGTACACGGGACAGGAGTTTGTCAATGGTAGCGAACGGTCCGTGCTGCTCGACTTCAACGTCGACGGTGTCATCTGGGACAAGATCTGAGGGTCATGATGAACAAGAACGCATTGATCCTTGGGTTGTCTGTGGTCACATCCACTGTGACTGGAGCTGCTGTCGGGTATTTCCTGACCAAGAAGCAACTCGAGACGAAGTACAGCGAGTTGGCTCAGCAAGAGATCGCTGAGGCCAAGAAGTTCTATGCCGCGGTAAGGAAATCCGGGCCGTTTGAGACTCCGGAGAAGGCCGTGAAGGAGCTCATCGGGGAAGACCCGAAGCTGGACGCCGCGGTCAAGGCTCTGACGAACTACCAGGGCGTTTCTATCAATCCGGGTGCGAAGGATGACGATACCGGTCTGATCGTCAAGAACGTCTGGAAGCAGCCGAAGCCGTCCTTGAGAGATATCGACGAGAACTATCCGCACGTCATCGACGAGGACGAGTTCCTCGGCAATGAGACGGGATACGATCAGGTCTCGATGACTTGGTACGCGGGTGATGGTGTCCTGGCTGATGAGAAGGACGAGCCGATTGATGATGATCGGTTGCAGGATCTTGTCGGCAACGCACTCAAGACCTACGACGACATGGCCGAGGAAGCGCATATTCTCTACGTGCGCAACAACGATCTGAAGCTCGAGATCGAGATCTCTAGGAGCATGGGGAAGTTCTCGACCGAAGTCCTCGGTGTGACGGACGACTGATATGTCTCCGCCACTTGACGAGTTGTACTTCCAATGGCTGTACAGTCAAGTCGGCTCGGTAAATGTAAAGAATCAAACTAAGACCTACTGGGAACTGCTGAAACAACTTCATAAGAAGGAGTTTGTCTGGGTTGTTCCGAACGATGACAACCGAGTAGAAGACGGACGCGATCTCAGAATGGAATTCTTGACGGATCAGAACATCGCCGTCGAGGATCCATACTGGATCGGTATAGGTTGCTCCATGCTCGAGCTCTTTGTCGGACTGTCGAGAAGGCTTGCTTTCGAAGGTGATGGTGAGCCTTCCGGCTGGTTCTGGCACATGATGGACAATCTAGGCTTGCGGATCTACAGCGACGCACGCATCATCTCAACAGACCGCATCGACGAAATTCTTGAGCGTGTAATCTGGAGGACTTACGAACCTGATGGTGTTGGTGGTATATTCCCACTAAAACACCCCAAACAAGATCAGCGAGAAGTCGAGCTCTGGTACCAACTGAGCGCGTACCTCCTGGAAGATTAGTACCGAAAGGAGGAGCATGGACTTCTTTCAGATCTGTACCAAGAAGACTAAGGGCGGTGGCGTAGAGGTCTATCCAGACTTCCTTGTCGGTCGTTCCAAAGATCTAATGGTGCGGGGACGATCGTTCTATGCGATCTGGGATGAAGAAGCTGGTTTATGGTCTACGGACGAATACGATGTCCAGCGCTTGGTCGACATGAAACTAGCAGAGGCCGCCAAGACAAATGGTCCTGAGGCCGATGTCAAATACATGCGATCGTTTAACAACAACGTCTGGAACCAGTTCCGTCGGTTCATAAGCCAGATCAGTGACAACAGCCATCAACTTGACGAGACGCTAACCTTCGCCAATACGAAGGTAAAGAAGTCCGACTACATCAGTAGAAGGCTTCCATACATGCTAGCCCCCGGGGATATTTCAGCATGGGACGAACTGATCTCAAAGTTGTATGCTCCGGAAGAACGAGCCAAGATCGAATGGGCTATCGGCTCTGTGGTCTCTGGCGACTCGAAGAAGCTCCAAAAGTTCCTAGTATTGTACGGGCGCGCAGGAACCGGCAAGTCTACTGTTCTCGACATCATCCAAAAACTCTTCGATGGGTACACAACCTCGTTCGAAGCAAAAGCTCTTGGATCGAACGGGAACACATTCTCTACAGAGATATTCAGAGGTAACCCTCTTGTTGCAATCCAACACGACGGTGATCTCTCCAGGATCGAGGACAACACCAAACTAAACTCGATCGTATCTCACGAAGAGATGACGATGAATGAGAAGCACAAGCCGAGCTACACGGCTCGGATCAATGCGTTCTTATTCATGGGTACTAACAAGCCGGTCAAGATCTCGGACGCCAAGTCGGGTATTATTCGACGTCTTATTGATGTGCACCCGACGGGCGAACGATTCGCGCCTAATCACTACCATACGTTGATGTCGAGGATTGACTTCGAGCTTGGTGCTGTTGCGCATCACTGCCTTGAGGTCTATCGGGCTATGGGGAAGAATTACTACAATTCCTACCGCCCGTTGGAGATGATGCTCCAAACGGATATATTCTTCAACTTCATCGAAGCACACTTTGACATCTTCAAGCACCAGAACGGGGCAACTCTTAAGCAGGCGTACAGTCTGTACAAAGAATTCTGCACAGACACTGGGATCGAAAAGCCTCTTCCTCAGTATAAGGTTCGAGAGGAGCTAAGGAACTATTTCGAAGAGTTCCACGATAGACTGACAGTTGATGGAGCCACTATGAGAAGTTACTACTCGGGATTCACTGCGTCGGCATTCAAGACTCCAATCAGCGATGACGGAAAGATCTTCTCGCTGGTGATGGATGAAACTAAGTCGATATTTGACCTCGAGTACGCTGATCTAGCGGCTCAGTACGCAAAAGAAGATGGGACTCCGCAGAAGCGGTGGGCTATGGTCAAGACCACTTTGGCCGAGATCGATACCTCACAGTTGCATTACGTCGCCGTCCCAGAACAACATATTGTGATCGACTTCGATCTCAAGGACGATGATGGATATAAATCTCTGGAGAAGAATCTCGAGGCGGCTAGCTCTTGGCCCGCGACATACGGTGAGCTTAGCAAGAGTGAAAGTGGCGTTCATCTGCACTATATCTACGACGGAGATACCAACCAGCTTGCCCGTGCCTACTCTGATGGAATTGAGGTCAAAGTATTCACCGGTGACGCATCTCTTCGTCGGAGGCTCACCAAGTGCAATAACGTCCCCATCGCAACTATAAACAGCGGTCTGCCGCTCAAGGAGAAGAAGATGTTGCAGGTGGACACAGTCAAAAGCGAGAGGGGACTTCGGGAACTAATCGCTCGGAATCTGCGGAAGGAGATTCACCCAGGAACAAAGCCGAGCATCGACTTCATCCACAAGATCCTCGAGGAGGCATATCTCTCGGGGATGAGATACGACGTCATCGATCTGCGACCGAAGATCCTGGCCTTCGCCAACAGCAGCACGAATCAACCACTCGTGTGCCTGAAGACCGTGATGAAGATGCGATTCCAATCTGCTGAAGAAAGCGTGGAACCGGTCTTGGAGGCCGAGAAGCCAGACGACGATCGTCTTGTCTTCTTTGACATCGAGGTCTACCCGAACCTGCTCGTGGTGTGTTGGAAGTACCAGGGTGACCCCAACGTCGTTCGCATGATCAACCCGACACCCCAAGAGGTCGAGAAGCTCTTCCGGATGAAGCTCGTGGGCTTCAACAATCGTCGGTATGACAACCATATCATGTACGCTAGGTACATGGGCTACAGTAACGAGTTGTTGTACCGGCTGTCTCAGAAGATCATTTCTGGGGCCGCTTCGGCACTGTTCGGTGAGGCGTACAAGATTTCCTACACGGACATCTATGATTTCTCGTCGAAGAAGCAGGGTCTGAAGAAGTTTGAGATCGAGCTCGGTCTGCACCACATGGAGTTGGATCTTCCGTGGGATCAGCCGGTCGATGAGAAGGACATTTCGCGGGTCGTTGAGTACTGCGTGAACGACGTCGTCGCGACCGAAGCTACCTTCGAATCCAGAAAGGGTGATTTCGTTGCCAGGCAAATTCTGGCTGATCTTAGTGGCCTCAGTGTCAATGACACTACTGCTAAGCATACTGCTCAGATCGTATTTAAGGGCGATCGCAACCCTCAACGAAGCTTCGTCTATACAGACCTCAGTAAGGAGTTCCCCGGATACTCCTACGATCGAGGTAAGAGCTCTTACCGAAGTGAGGTTACCGGAGAAGGTGGATACGTCTACGCTGAACCGGGCATGTACCAGAACGTTGCTCTTCTTGATGTGGCCTCGATGCATCCGACGAGTATCGAATGTCTCAATCTCTTTGGGGAGGAGTATACTAGACGATTCGGAGAACTCAAGCAAGCGCGTCTGGCGATTAAACATCGAGACTATGACGTGGCCAAAACTCTTCTTGGTGGTCGACTGTCCAAGCATCTGGCCAATCCTGACGATTCTGAGGCTCTATCCTACGCTCTCAAGATCGTCATCAACATCGTCTACGGACTTACCTCTGCCAAGTTCGACAACCCATTCCGGGACGTTCGAAACGTAGACAATATCGTTGCCAAGCGCGGCGCTTTGTTCATGATCGATCTGAAGCACGCGATTCAGGAGAAAGGCTTCACGGTCGCCCACATCAAGACAGACTCGGTCAAGATTCCCGACGCAACGCCGGAGATCATCGACTTCGTCAAGGGGTTCGGCGAGAAGTACGGCTACACATTCGAACACGAGGCTACGTACGACCAGTTCTGTCTCGTGAATGACGCGGTGTACATAGCGCGTCAGGATGACTGCAACACACCGAAGTGGACCGCAGTGGGTGCGCAGTTCCAGCATCCATACGTCTTCAAGACTTTGTTCGATCGGAACAATCCGATTACGTTCGAGGATCTCTGTGAGACGAAGTCGGTCACCGTTGGCACCATGTATCTGGACTTCACTGATGTGCAGATGCCTAAGTACACTGGCATGCACTTCGTAGGAAGGACGGGTCTGTTTGTTCCGGTGAAGGAGGGTTACGGAGGGGGTAACCTCTATCGGGTGAAGGACGACAAGCAGTACGCAGTCTCTGGGACGAAGGGTTATTTCTGGCTCGAGGCGGAGATGGCCAAGGAGCTCGGTATGGCAGCTGTGGACATGTCGTTCTTCGATAAGCTGGTCGACGACGCAAGAGAGACCATTGATTACTTCGGTCCTCTTGTGACATTCATCGGATAGGAGAAGGATGAGTCATCTGACCGAGAACGGTCCGCCCGAGAGTCAATTTGGGCGGTACGAAGACTTCGACATCGAAGAGGACAACACAACGCTTGGTGTGCTGGAGATCAAGCATCGTTTCGGATTCCACAAGGGAACCATCGAGGGTCCGAACGCTACCGCTCCGCGACACGCCTACCTGCGGGTTCAGTTCATGGAGTTCGCAGACATGCTCGACCGTGTTCTTCCTCCAGGTCGCGCCAAGTCGGTGGCCTTCACCGAGTTGGAAACGGCGTCTATGTGGACCCACAAGTCCATCGCTGAGCTCGCACCGTTGGAGGAAGGATGATGGAAGAACTCATCGACGTACATGGTGATGCCTTCCGACCAGGAGTAGGTGTTCAGGCCGATCTTCTGGCCGAAGCGGTAGGTTCCGTCATCGCATACATCGAAACTCGCCTGGAGAAGACGGATGAGCGACCCAACTACGACGTCTACGTCGTCTGGTTCGCCAAGACCCTCCAGAACTGGAAGGCCCTGCTCAGTACTACCCTTCCCGACGGGATGTACTACGAGGTCACCTACAATGGGAATCAGCGCGAGACGTACATCGACGCTTACAAGAAGTTCGACAACGTCTGCATTCCTGATGCTGTCGTTAGCTGAGGGGGGACACGTGCCCAGGCAGTATCGGCTAATCCCTATCTCGGTCGAAGCAATCCAGGTTACTCCCCAATCCGTACATCGTGCTGCGCTGTGGTGCGGTGGTATTGAGGTTGAGGAGATCGATCCGATCGACAACACCAAGAAGTTCTCTGCGCTGAACATCCCCACTCTTTCCGGCGTCCAGCGGGCTGGAGAAGGCGATTACGTCGTCAAGGAGATGTCGCCAACCGCAAGGGGACGTTTCCGCGTCATGCGCCAACATGAGTTCGAAACCAAGTACGAGCCCATCTAGGAGTGTTAAGATGGCAGAACTTGATATTCGTGCACTAACTCGTGCGCTTCAAAATCTGGATCACACCATCAAGAAGGACACAAACCGGATTATCAAGGATCTGGTCAGGGTTACCGAGGCTCTGAACAGAAACTTGGTGGAGCACGGTCGAATGATGAAGGATCTGGTCGGGGATACAGAGGCTCTGAACAGAAACTTTGTGGAGCTCGGTCGAATGATGAAACAGAAAGATGAGGTGGAAAATGTACAAGACGTATCGTCCGAAGGGCTCTAGCGTCAAGGCTCTTCAGATCACCGAAGACAGTGCCGAATTCGCCGCAACGTGGTGTCATGGTCGGGTGGTTCGGAAGACTGAACGGCAGCCCGATGGCAGCAGTACTGTCGAACACGTCATGTTCCCGACCCTGGACGGAGTCAAGAAAGCCAAACTTAGCGACTACCTGATCCTGTCCAAGGACAACGGGTTCGTGACCATGGCCGATGTTGAGTTCAACACGCACTACGAAGCTGCTAGGAAGATCAGCGATGGCTCGTAACGACGGCGTCATCACCATCGAAGACGCGAAAATTGTCTTCGTGAACTTCTCTGGCAAGGAAGACAACTTTAATCGGGAGGGCAATCGGAACTTCTGCGTCTTTCTGGATGACGACACGGCCGCGAAGCTGCTCGCGGACGGTTGGAACGTCAAGGGTCTGAAGAGCCGAGAAGCAGGCGAACCCGACCAGCCACTCCTCGAGGTTGCCGTGGCTTTCAAGGTGCGGCCTCCGCGGATCATCATGATCGGCGAGACCACCCGCAGACGAACCGAACTTGACGAAGACTCGTGTGAGATCCTCGATCAGGTCGACAGGGTGATGGTAGACCTCTCGATCAGCCCGTATCACTGGGAGGTCAACGGAAAGACGGGCATCAAGGCCTACCTGAAGGCCATTTACGTAATCATCGAAGAGGACTACCTGGACCTGAAGTATGCGGCCATGGATGACCTCCCAACGAATTCCGGAAAGGTTGTCGAGTAACGTGCTTCAGATGCTGACGGGGGCGTTTATCGCCCTCGCCGGCGTCCTTCTTGGTGCTGCTCTGGTCACAAAGACTGAGACCAAGAGGGAAGCCAAGAAAGAGGCCGAGAACACTCCCTACAACAATGACGAGACGGTCATTGTTCCGATCCAAAGGAACGATGATGACGGATGGCACTGACGCTCTGTTCGACATCCCGGACGAGCTACTACCTCACAACAAGCCGACTCACGGACTCAGTCTGAGTGTTCTGGTTCGTGGTTCCGTGGAGTGGGACGAGATCCACAACCGCTTCTGTCAGGACATGAGAGAACTCAGTCCCCGCTTTTCCTCCGTCTCGTTGTATTCCTCTCTGCTTGACGAGGAAGATGGGATCGAGGACGGAGGAGAATACTTCGACGAGAAAACTCTACTCAAGGTTCGAGCCGGCATAGAGTCGGGTCTGTCTGCGCGGTTCAGTTCGGAGAGAGGACACGATGTCTCTCAACTAATCACCGACATTATCATCGGGATACAGAACGAGGGCATCCTGTTTCGGGAGAGGTCGTAACATGTACACCTGCGGGGTATGCGGAAAAACTGACGACCGAAAGCCAATGTGCTTCCGCGGGTTGAAGTGGTGCTGCGACATCCATCGCAAGATTCTTTCTGGGGAACTTCCGGCCGACTATGGCAAGGGGAATGATGAAGGGCCGAAAGAGTAAGAAGATTCGGAACATCGCAATCGGACTCGTGGTGGCAGTATTCCTTCTGGGATGTGGAACTGGTATCGTCTGCGATCGTCAAGTCACCAAAGACGGTGCGCTGGAGATCTCCTACAAGGACAACGTCGACATGGGGTCGGATGGCAACAAGAAGATTTCCACGGTCAAGGTTCAGGAAGCGGAGTTCTTCACCTGCCAAATGAATGATCAGTGGCCAGATTGTAAGAAGGAAGCAAGGGAATTCCCTGATCTTCCGGATGCTCCGCTAAATCCGAAATACAAGCAACATAACGTTGTGAATAACCAGAAGCAGCGCATTGTCTGCGTTGACTCGGTCAGTTATCCGAAGGCCAAGATCAGGAACTCTTGGGAGATCGGATCAGACTCTGGGCGAGAGCCTCCCGCGGAGCAGGGAACTTTCCAGACGTGCTTTACGGCAAAGGCTGGTCAGCAAGCTTGGATCACTGCGGCACACACAGATGCGCGAAAGTCAACACTACTCTGCACTGTATGGATGTATGTGAATGGAAAGAAGAAGATCCTCGACTTTGCATTCGCCCAGCAACTCGCACCGTGTAGGGCTAAGGCCCGTATCCGTTAGCCCACGGTAACTCCAAATTGAAGGGATAACGATGAAGGTTTGGCGATACGTCAGGAAGCCCTTCTTCGTCAACGCGGTGCAGGTCACGATCGAGAATCTCGAGGACGTTGCGAAGTGGTGCGACGGCGTCATCCGTGAGGCCTCTCCGCGGTCTGGACAACCTCGGCAGAAGTATGTGAAGGTCCGTGTCATGAGGCCGCTGAACGAGAAGCAGACCATGGCTTTCCCAGGAGATTTCGTTCTCCAGGCTGGAGTCGGCTTCAAGATCTATACGGCCAAGGCGTTCTTCAACACGTTCGATCCATCTGAGGACGACTACGACTACGGGACGTTCATCGATCCAGAGCCGACTACCCTACAGCATCGACCGGGCGTACCCATGCATGTGTTTCCGAACCTGAACAAAGCGCACTTGGTCGAGATTGATGAAGCACATCGTCTTCCGGAAATGTGTAACTTGCCTGGATGCACGACAATTTCGCACTATAAGCATCCAGATAGCATGATCGTGACTGAGCTCTGACGTTTGCGGGTTGAGGTGGGGTACGGGGGTTCCCACTTCTTCCCGGAGGCATCCAGGCCCCAATTGTAAAGGAGCTCCAGAATGATTCCCGAAGGTTACATCACCAAGTACTACGAGATGGACCCGGCAACCGAAGACCTCCTGTTCGACGCCAACTACCTCCAGAACGACATGGTCATCGCTGCGGACAGCCCGCTTCGGTTCGACCTGTCCCAGACGCCCGCGTCTCCGGGGGACGAGGAGCAGGCCCGCAAGTTCAACCGCTGGTTCCGAGTCTCGCACCTTTTTCTATCGCCAAATGACGGATGCGTGTACATGTTGGCGACCTACGCAGATGGTACGAAGCGGAAGTTGGTTCAGAGCATGCAGTACGCCTGGTTGGTGAAGAAGAACAGCATGCCGGGCGCGCCTCAGTATGATGAACTTGGCACGTACACCGATGGGCGTCCCAGTGTGGACCAAGTTCTCTATGACACTGGTGAGCAGCAGACCGCAGTGTTCCGGTTCTCTCCGTCCGAGACCGGAGTTCTCGATCGAGAGTTGGGACTAAATGCCTGACGAAATCAAGTACGAATGTAACGACTGGTACAAAGATAAACAGGGAAACTACTGGCAGTTTCAGTATCGCGTCGACACGAACACGTTTGAGTGGGTTGAAGTGCTCCCTAACTCAATGGGTAACATCGTTGGTCGACAAATAGAACAACCAAGCGATCTCTGACTTTTCAGGTTGGATGATGGGTATGACTCTCGTCATCCTTCCTGAGACGTTAGGAGGTTGCTATCATGCCCTAACCACTGAGCAAGAATACGACTTCGACATCGACTACAACCTCAGGTATAACAACTGAATAGCAGTCCACGGGTGTAGGAGGGGGTCTTAGGGCTCCCTCCTACTCGGCTTATGGTTTTGTCGAAAGGAGGGCTAATGGTCGAGCTACAACCCCACCAGCTAGAGGCCGTTGAGAAGCTCTCTAACGGACGAATTCTCTGGGGTGGTGTAGGAGTAGGCAAGTCAATCACAGCCGTGGCCTACTACATGAAAAGGGAGACGCCAAAAGATGTCTACGTCATCACCACCGCCAAGAAGCGTGATTCGCTGGATTGGGAAGGCGAATTTGCTAAGTTTGGTATCGGAGGGGCTAAGGCTGCCACTGTCGGTGGCGTACTTACTGTTGATTCCTGGAACCAGATCGGCAAGTATGAGAACGTGGCCGGAGCCTTCTTCATCTTTGACGAACAACGACTCGTCGGGGCCGGGGTCTGGACAACCAAGTTCCTGAAGATCGCAAAGAAGAACAACTGGATTCTATTGAGTGCTACCCCCGGGGACAACTGGCTGGATTACATCCCCGTCTTCGTAGCGAATGGGTACTACAAGAACAGGACCGAGTTTAAGCGAGAGCACGTGGTCTACAACACGTTCTCCAAATTTCCAAAAGTAGAACGCTACACAAGTGTGGGGAAACTTGTTCGACTGCGCAACAACCTGCTGGTGCACATGCCATATCGGCGGGAGACTGTGCGGAAGTGTAAGGACGTTGAAGTTTCGTACAACACGAAGATGTTCGATAAGGTGGTCAGAGACCGATGGAATGTATTCGAGGGAAGACCAATCCGGGACGTGGTGGAACTCTTCCTTGTAATGAGGAAGGTTGTCAATACGGATCCAGCCCGCTTGAGTGCCTTGCGAACCTTGTTAGAGAATCACAAGAAGTTGATCGTCTTCTACAACTACAACTTCGAATTGGAGAAACTACGGGAACTTAGTGACCTATTTACGGTTGCTGAATGGAACGGGCACAAACACGAGCCGATACCAAAGACCGACTCGTGGGTATATCTGGTTCAGTATGCAGCAGGCTCTGAGGGTTGGAATTGCATAGAGACCGACGCTATGTGTTTCTACTCGATGACTTACTCATACAAGATGTGGCATCAAGCACACGGCAGAATTGATCGAATGAACACCAAATTCAGGGAGCTCTACTACTACACGCTCAAGAGTAACAGCCTCATTGACAAAGCCATTTGGAAGGCACTGAGTGATAAGAAGAGCTTCAACGAAAGTAGGTTCATTCGGTCTATAGGTGGATGAAAAGGGACAATGTGGGGCGACGTGATAATGAGACGTAGCTAACGTGGGCAAAAAGGACGAAAGATCAAGATCAACATCTCGGCAAACTCACATACTGGTGCGAAAGGGATAATTATTAGGGCGGATCAGTCTAAAAGCGGACACTGTTGGTCCAATCCTACCGTACCGGAGACGAAAGGGATGATACTCGGGCAAAAAGGCGTGTTTTTGATCTCTAATCTTGTCAAAAACAAAAAAAACACCTAAGAAGTTTTATAATAAGAGACTTTAAGTATCTAGGTAGATACTAATAGTAGGTGTTTTTAAAAACTTTTTGAGCAAAATTTTTGGTTTTTGTCAATCTGGAGACAATTTAGACACATCGGACATGGAGGCTCTGTGCGAGAAAAGTGGGAGGATGTTGAGGGTTTTCCAGACCATCTCGTAAGCAACTACGGGCAAGTCTATAACATGAAGACCCAGAACATTTTAGCGATCTCAGTCAACCAGACAGGTGTGCCTCACGTTGGTTTGGTAATTGAAGGGAAACAGTACAAGCGCTCTGTTGCTATATTGGTGGCGTCCGTATTCATCGAGAAACCCGCAGAGCATTACGACACACCAATGCATCTAGATGGTGTTCGCACTAACTGTAACATAAACAATCTGGTATGGCGTCCTCGATGGTTCGTGAGAAAGTATCACGAGCAATTCAAGGACCGTGTCTTCCATGATATGGTCGGTCCATTCGAGATTGTCGAGACTGGCGAGACATTCAACAAGATGAAAGAGGTGTGTGTCAAGTACGGACTGCTGTGGAATGATGTGTTGAACTCAGCATATTCGCATGCTCCCCATAAGAAGAAGCCCTTCCCGACTCAGTACTCATTCCGCTTTATAGTCCGTTAGATACTAACTCAGTGTAGGATCGCAGGATATAATAGAAGGAGTGGAAACAAGCTTCTTTAGTTTTCCTGCGAAGGGGGGAGACCTTGCTGGAGCGAAAGTACCAACCCTTACTCATCCAGAGACTTCGGCGGGAGTTCCCTGGTTGTGTCATTCTAAAGAACGACACCGACTATATGCAGGGCATCCCAGATCTGACGCTGTTGTATAAAAAGCGTTGGGGGATACTCGAGGTGAAGGGTTTCGAAGACGCACCAGTTCAGCCAAACCAAGAGTTTTACATTGATGAGCTGAATCGGATGTCATACGCAGCCTTCGTCTACCCGGAAAACGAAGAGGACGTGGTCCGTGAACTTCAACGCGCATTCTACCCTGGCCGGAGGCCACGCATTTCTTAGCGCAAGCAAGTACCACTGGATCAACTATGACGAAGATAAGCTCGCTCGCGTATTTCATGCAGCCGTAGCTGCTCAACGGGGGACTGAGCTTCATGAGTTTGCACAACGAGCTATTCGTCTAGGTGTGAAACTTCCAGATCTCAAGAAGACATTGAATATGTATGTCAACGATGCGATCGGGTTTCGAATGTCTCCCGAGCAAATTTTGTATTACTCTGATTTCTGTTTCGGTACCGCTGATGCTATTGGATTCAGAGCTAATACGCTGAGAGTGCATGACCTCAAAACCGGAATGATCGAAGCGTCGATGCACCAACTCGAAGTCTACGCGGCGCTCTTTTGTCTTGAGTACCGCTTTAGGCCGTTCGAGATCGACATTGAACTTCGCATCTACCAAAACGACGAAGTCCAGGTGTATGCCCCAGATCCCGATGATCTGATGCACATCATGGACAAAATCATTACCTTTGACAAGTACATCACTGAGTGGAGTAAGGAGGTGCCGCGGTGATAATCAAAGAAGAAGATTTCCTGGCTCACTACGGCATCATCAGGAGATCGGGTCGTTACCCATGGGGTTCTGGTGACAACGCGTCTCCCTCGAGCTTCCTTGGAATGGTTGGTAGTCTTCAAAAACAAGGTCTTAGCGAGACTCAAATCGCAGAAGGCTTGAAGATGACGACCACTCAGCTCCGCGCAGCAAAGTCGATTGCGAAGACTGAAGAACGCCAGTCTAACATTGCCATGGCTCAGCGACTCAAGGACAAAGGTTACTCCAATATAGCCATTGGGCAACGCATGGGAATGAACGAATCAACAGTTCGTTCTCTGTTGGTCCCTGGGCAGAAAGACAAGGCCGACTCTCTTCAAGTAACAGCGCAGATGCTGAAGAGTCAGGTTGAGAGCAAGGGTCTTATTGATGTCGGTACTGGTGTGGAACATCACATCCCAACTGGTGTCAGTAGGACAAAACTGAACACGGCAATCGCCATGCTCGAACAAGAAGGGTATGGCGTTCACTACGTCAAGGTCGAGCAACTCGGCACTGGACAACAGACCACTATCAAGGTACTGTCTAAGCCTGACGTGTCATACTCAGAAGTCTACAAGAACCGAGCCAACATCAAACAGGTTACTGACTTCTCTGATGATGGTGGTCGCTCGTACCTTGGTCTCCAACCACCAATGCATGTGAACTCCAAGAGGATTGGGATTCGTTATGCAGAAGATGGTGGTGCCGATGCGGATGGCGTCATCTATGTTCGACCTGGAAAGACTGATCTATCGCTTGGTGCTAATCGCTATGCTCAGGTTCGTATCGCTGTTGACGGTACGCACTACATGAAAGGCATGGCGATCTACAAGGATGATTTACCAGACGGCGTAGATCTCGTGTTCAACACTAACAAGAAGAATACAGGCAACAAGCTCGACGCCATGAAGCAACTGAAGGATGACCCCGACAATCCCTTTGGTGCTGTGGTTCGGCAGATTGTCAAGAAGGGAAGCGACGGCAAAGACAAAGTCACATCAGCGATGAACATCGTCAACGATGAGGCTGACTGGGAGAAGTGGTCTCGAAGTCTATCTTCTCAGATGCTATCGAAGCAAAGTCCTTCCCTTGCACAGAAACAGTTGGCCGTGACTTATGAACGTCGCAAGCAAACGTTCGATGAGATCATGAGCTTGACCAACCCAGCTGTTCGGCGTAAGCTTCTTGAATCATTCGCCGATGACGCTGACTCGGCTGCTGTGCACCTTAAGGCAGCAGCAATTCCAAGGCAGAAGACACACGTCATCCTTCCAGTCAATTCGCTCAAGGAAACCGAAGTCTACGCACCCAACTTCCGTAATGGAGAACGGGTTGCGTTGGTTCGATTCCCACATGGTGGAATCTTCGAGATCCCTGAGTTGACTGTAAACAATCGCCATCCAGGTGCGAAGAAGCTCTTAGGTAGTCGACCACCCAACGCCATAGGCATCAATAGCAAGGTGGCGCAACGACTATCTGGTGCAGACTTCGATGGTGACACGGTCTTGGTCATCCCGAACAACAACAAGAAGATCAAGACTTCGCCTGCTCTTGCTGGATTGAAGGGCTTCGATCCTCAGGCCGCCTATCCTGGCTACTCAGGAATGAAGAAGATGACGGCTAGGCAGAAGGCCTTCGAGATGGGTGATGTATCCAACCTCATCACCGACATGACTATTCGTGGAGCAAACACGACCGAGCTTGCTCGAGCAGTTCGGCACTCCATGGTAGTCATCGATGCAGAGAAGCACGGACTCAACTGGAAAGAGTCAGCCAAAGCCAATGGCATTGCACAACTCAAGCAGAAGTATCAAGGTAGCGCAAGGGCAGGCGCGTCAACGCTCATCTCGAGAGCAACATCCCGCCTAGATGTAGCTGAAAGAAAGCCCCGGTCCGCAGCAAAAGGGGGTGCTGTAGACAAGGCTACTGGAAAGCGGGTCTATGAAGAAACCGGAACCACCTATACGAACAAGCAAGGCAAGGTGGTACGAAAGACTCAACGATCCACAAAGTTAGCTGAAACGGATGATGCATTCACTCTGTCTTCTGGTACTCCAATTGAGAAGGTGTATGCACAACATTCGAATCAGTTGAAGGGGTTGGCTAACTCAGCAAGGAAGGCGGCAGTATCAACAAGAACCACGCCCTATTCGCCTTCAGCAAAGGCCGCCTACTCCAAGCAAGTAGCATCACTCAACTCTAAGTTGACCCTGGCTCTCAGGAACGCCCCCCTAGAGAGACAAGCCCAGGTCCTAGCCAACGCCGTACTTGCCCAGAAGAGGCGTGACAATCCGGACCTAGAGCCCTCTGAGGTCAAGAAGTTGAAGGCACAGGCCCTAGCAGAGATGCGAACAAGGACTGGGGCACACAAACAACGAATCGTGATCACCAATGATGAATGGTCCGCCATTCAAGCTGGTGCGTTGAGTAACAACAAACTGAATCAGATTCTGAATCACGCAGACCTAGAACAAGTCAAGCAGCTTGCCACACCTAAGACAACGCTGCTGATGAGCCCCTCTAAGCAGCAAAGAGCCCAGGCTATGGCCAACTCTGGCTACACCCAGGCTGAGATTGCTGATGCTCTTGGTGTGTCACTCACTACTCTGAAGACATCCATTAGTGAAGGAGGTTGAGAATGGCTGAACACATGCTTACTACTGTTGACAATCCGTTCGATCCCTTCACTCAGTTTGATGAGTGGTATGCGTTTGATCAGCGACAAGGTTACAACACTACTGAGTTCTTAGCTCGAATCGTGAGATCGTCCAATGAACTCAGTGAAGCTGATCAAGACTTGGCAATCGAACAAGGAATCGATGAGATCGTGAAAGAGAATGTTCTCGGTCTCTATCGAAAGGTGGCACAAAGATAGCCTTGCAGGATTTCAAAGGATAGGGGGGAGGGGTCTCGCAAACTCCACCCCCCTTCTGCAT